TTTGCTACAGTCATTAGATTACTCCGCCATCAACAACGCTTTGACTAATGTCAGGAGCAGGTGCTTGATCAGACCAATAGCCTGGTAACACTACCAGATCCAATGGGGCGCCGTAATTATCGTCAATGTACAAAGGTTTTTTAGCACCTGTGTCAATATTTTCAATACTAAATGTCAATTGATATAGTCTTTGTTCTAGATCATCAATTACTGCTTTTTCAATTGTAAATGTTCCATTGCCTGTTGTATAATCTGTAAAATTTACATCATATTTTACAATGGTCAGGTGATTGACTGGGTCCTGTATGGCCGCTTCAACATAGTAAGATGGAGTTTGCGGGCTAACTCCATTGCTGATATCAACTTTTTTCTGCTCTTGATTACGTAGCAGTACTTGGACAGGATTATCAATCCCTTGGTAAACTTTTATGGGGCGGCTATACACGATTCTATTCCTCACAGTAAAAATGTCAGGATCAAAAACTTGGACCTGGACAGAATTTGGATATAAATATGCTTTGACAGTTATCATTTTTGGATTGTCTTAATAACATATTTAGTGGAAACTGTGGAAGAACATTACAAGCAATTACTAAACAAATACCCTTTCATAAGCTATATAACCTATGGTGGAAATGATTACATTGGTATTATTCAAAACGTAGATAACTTCATAACCACCATTTATGATTATGGCGCACTAAAAACAGCTGATCAAAAGTTAAAATTTTTAGAGCAAGGGGATCTTTGGTGGTGGGAAAGCAACAGATTGATCCCAATCAATGTTTTTTTAAAAGACAGTTGGACAGAATTTAAATTTTGTATCAAAACCATGAACACCAAGGACGTGGAAATTAAATTCGGCCCTTATGTTAGTCTGCGTGAAATTGCTCAAAAACGCAGTAAAAGACGCAGTATTACACTGGTCAGAAAAGTTATCAGCTGAACCCGTAGCTGACTTGTTCACAAATTAAATTCATGTGAACTACCACAAGATGTGCATAAGCAATTGCATGGCTTTTCTTAAAATAATAGCTGTCGTCTGTGGGTCTTTCCCAAACAGACTCTGCTACTTCTTTCCAAGTTTTACCAATCAAATGACGTTTGGCTGGCCTGATTATGCTTAACAGCATGGCCAAGCGGGGAATACTATCCACCGGCTCGGGCATCTTTATCAGCGTATCGTAGTGGTTGCTTATGTGAGTTAACTGAGCACAAAATTCTCTTTGATACAACAAATCCCACAAGGGCTCGTGTGACAGCAGTTGATCCAAATGTTCGTTTGACCTTACTTGATTGTACACCCCAACGTTAAGAAAATCTAGTTTAACATATCCTCTATCAGTTGCTTGATCGTGGTCCAAGCTGGCTATACCAGTCATTGGATCTGTTGGTATGTCTGTAAAATACACGCCAGTATTATGTTTGATCAATTTACCATCACGTATAATGCCTGCAGGATGATGCTGTAACAAATTTAATATTTGTTGTCGGTCACCAAAATCAATGTCAATGTCGCTGTTAAAATTCATGTTGTCTGGTACTTTAAAGTGAACCAAGTGGCTAGTTCTTCTCGGTAAAAAATAAAAACTGTCTGACGTTCTCTAATAGGCTCGGATCTAAACCCATCCCACACTTCTTTGTGATATGCAAAATCAAAGTCTTGACCTTGTTTGAGACCAATGGATCTTAATTCTTGTACTATTTCTAAAACTTCAGTCGGCTGTTTATACATGATATTTACTTCGATCACAAGCCGGCCTTTGTTAATATATCTTTGACCCATTCGGTATCGGCCAAATAATCTTTAAACTTACGTTGCCAATGGTCTGGCTCAATCCATGGCAGTATCATGGTTATCTGTCCATCATCCAGTCCATCCAAGAACTCAACTCCGGTATCACAGTTAAACACAATCCATGGGCTTACACGCCCGGTCACAATGTGATGACATATCCTATTGTTGTTGCCGTATTTAAAGTAATCTTTAAAGCCATTGTTGAGTTCGGGGTGTGCATCTGCGTATAGTTGCATCTCATTTAGGCCTCGCTCCAGGGCATCTTGGACAGCTTCTTTTTTAAGATATTCCAATAACCATTGTTCATACAAACTGTCTTTGCACCAAAAGTCTAATTTTTTATTATTCTTTAAAAGCCAATCAAGATAACTGGAAAAATTTACTACTCTGACATCCTGAGCATATCTTCCAAACTTGACAAAGGCACTATAGTAAGGACTGCTTGCAAAGTCTGCGTAAGATTTTAATTTGGCACTGCCTTGTGAAAATTCATAAAACCGCAGATAGGATTTGAGTCCCAACTGCACTCCTGTGTCTTTTTCTTGCTGCCAGCGGCGTTTGTTTTCACACAAATGTGCCGTGAGAGTAGATTCCTTGCGAAACTCTTTTTCGCAATAGCGACATTTATAGCTCTGCTTTAATTCGCTTGTCGTCCCATCCATATTTCTTGGCCAGTTGTTTTAAGTCGTCTTTTGTATTAATTGATAACATTAAATTAATTTCGTCATCTCTAAAATGCGGATACATCTCTCTAAGAAACTTTGCACTTTTACTTTCCGATGATTCTTTTTTCTTTAATGAAATCCACTTGTGATACTGTTTACCCATTCCAGGGCTTACAGTAGTTGCCAGCAACCACTGTAACTTTTTATGTTCTTTTGTGCTGATTTCAAAAAAATCCCTGTTTAGTCTTTCATTGGCGCTGATTAGATAGTAGCTTTCCAATTCCGGACTACCTTGTACACTACTGCCCCAACGTATCATTAAGAATGGGCTAAACTTTTTCTTTTCTTCGTTGGTAAGACTGTCATAGAAGTCTCTTTCCTTTCGATCAAAGGCCAACATTTCATTGGCAATACTTAATTTATCTACTGTCATTTTTTAACACTCAAATAATAAAACATTATAACACGATCTAGCTCTGCTTGTAAAGCAGGATCGGTCCTGGCCGCACGGCGTATGTTTCCCCATAGTTTATTTTCTGCAATGTGTACGTGCAACGGGCGACCGTCTTCGGTCCTTGGGTCTGGCTTGCTATGTCCTACCAGTTCTCTTTCTCTAGGATCTTGTCCTATGTTTCTGGAATATACTGTGTTCCCTCCGTCGGGACTTTCAAATATTTTGTTCATTAAAAATCTCTACTGGTATTGCTATTATATCTTTTAGCTGTTCAGTGTACTGCGACCAATGAGATTGTATAAATGATTTATCTAATCCATCAATTGCTGTAAACAATTTATAATTTAATTGGTCAAAGAAGTTAAAAAATTCTTCTGCTGTGTACCCATGTGCCTTTGTACCAATATCGCCACAAAATTCAAAAATAACAATTGGCCTATCCTGTTTTAAAATCTGCCGGGCGCCTTGCAATATTGGGAAGTCACTGCTTTCTGCATCAACTTTGATTAACTTAACAGGCAATGAGTTAGATTCAAATTCATTGTCAAGCACAATTGGTTTTATCATTGATGATTGCATGCCAGTCAAACTGGCCGCTTGCTGTTTATCAGATAGCAAAGGACTTAGTCCAATAAATCCATATCCGGGCAAATGTTCGCCGCTGTAATATTTTTGTGATTCTGTATTTTTATAACAGGCAACATTGTGTATTAAAACATTTTTTGCGTCAGAGAATCTGCGTTGACAAATTTCAAATGCATGCAGGTCTGGTTCAAATCCAAAAACAAATCCTGATTGATTTGCCAAACTCATTGTGGCAACGGTATCGCCTTTGCTGGTGCCTATATCAATCCAATTGGATTGGCCAGGGTAAACTTGTTTTACCCACTGACAAAACTCCACGAACCAAAGATTAAAATCTCTTTGGTTGCGTTGTTCCTTGTTCATCCATGTTACCATACTTTACTGTAATCGACTACTTCGCTTTGCCTGTTAACATCATTGACAAAAAATGCACACAGTGGTTTGTCAATTCCTTTTTCAAGCGGCACTGCCAAAAACTGTCCAGGTTTGAGTTTGGGAAAATACCATTTAACATCTTGATAAATGTCAACTATTTCAATTGGAAAAAACTCTGGCCTAAAAGAGCCAATGGGATTAAAAGCAAACACACTGAACCCACGATCATTGATACTGGTTAGCGGTACCATTTCCAAGTCGCCCATGTCCTTCTCACCAATTAAAACATGCCAATCCACAGGCATCTTAATTATTTGATTACCGATCTTTAATACAAGTGCAGGGCTGTTAAAACTTTCTAAAAAGATTAAAGGAATAAAAAAATAATCTGGGTTCTTGGGATCGCTGTTGTCTAATACACAAAATCGTAAGTCGTCGACTTCGTCTGGTATCTCATTCATTTCGTATGCTTTGTTTTCTACTGTCAATATTCTCATTTTAATTTATCCATTCTTTATTCATATCTTTTAACACGCAAGCAACATTGCCATGTGTCTATACTTGTGATACCACACTCTTTATAACCATTTTAAACTAAAGAATGTGGCATCTTCTGCATGTTCAAACACAAATGTACACCTATTGTGTTCATATGGTCTTTTAATATTTTGTTCGCACCAATGCATAATATCGACCAGCCGCTTGGGTCGATCACTGAATTGACTTAATACTACTTTGTGCCAACCTATTTGAATCAACATGTCAAACAATATATAAGCGTCAATTTCTGAACACATCTGTTTGGCATGAGTATTTAAGATCTCATCTTCTAAGTCTATTGTTACTTCCATTCAATTTTTTCCACTGTAAAGGGATAATTCGCTTCCTTGTAAAAGGCTTTACGTTTAGTAAGGTGACGCTTTGCAAACTTACACGTTGATGTGATGTCCCAGATTTGTACGAAGTCTTTGTCTTCTGCTTTTCTAATGCCTCGCCCAATACTTTGTATAACCCTTGTAAAGCTCTTTCCGGGTTCCAGAAGAACCAGATTAAAAATCCTAGGGATATTAATACCCACAGCGGCCACACCATAAGTCGCCACA